ATTTAACGTAGAAAAATATATCAACGGCGACACCGATTACTGATGTCTTTCGTATCCACGTTCAATCACACAAACCCCATGACTGACAACATCATCGACCGTGACGATTTGCAGGATTCATATATCAGGGAACTGATTGATGGAATGGATTTTAAAACAATGGAAGCATTCGTTTATGACACAATCAATGAGGATCTTAATAGTTATTCTATGACAGAACTGATTGAGGAAGTTGAGAATTATGATCCCGAACTTCTGAAGAGTTAGTGTCACAAACTGGTCGGCTGCCTGACCAGTCGTCAAGGTGGCACATGAAATGGGCACAGGGGCGGAAACCGTGTATTGTAGATGCATGAACAAAACACCTTACACCGACCCCTGCACCCTTGCCCTGATGACCGACATGGAAACCTTAAAAGAGATGATCGCATCAGACCTCTCTCAGTACATGTTGGAGATGATGCCTGATCTGAACGATTGCGTCGATTGGGTATGTGATCGATTCGCACTTGATGCAAGCGATGAACTGATTGATTTCGTTGCTGATTGTCACGATGAATTCTTCGGTAACTAACACAAACCTTTCCGTCCTTAAGTAACACAAACTCATGCGTATTTTCCTCTCTGCCATTGTCATCCTGCTGGGTGCTAATCTGTTGGTTGATTTGTTAGACTCAAACATGATGGAAATGATTGAAGAGCGTAACGAATCATTGGAAAGAGCAATAGAATCCATGTAAGCACTAAATGTCACAAACTGGGCGGCTGCCCGACCAGTTGGACAGGTGGCACACAAAAGACGCACGGTGCCCAAAATGCTCTATTGTACTTTCAGATCAAACAACGACACCAAACATGCGTAAGATCGAACAGCAGATGATCGAAGCAATCCGCAATGACCAGCGTTGGGCAGGTGGCAACACGACGGTCGTTTTGGGTTGGGAGGGCACTTCTGACGTGTATCTCCACGGCAACAGAATCGCCACCATTGGTGAGGATTGGATGCAATTGTTTGACGGTGGGTATCAATCAAAGACCACAAAGTCACGCCTGAATGCGTTACTCTCTGCCTTCGGAATGGACGGTGAGTATGTTTTCCAGAAAAACTTTAAGTGGTTTGTAAACTATCAAGGGTCACCGATTCCCTTCTTTGACGGTATGCGGTTGGCATAGTGGCACACTGCCACCCCAGAACGCCCATCCTACCGACTACAATCCGGATATGCAAAACAAGCACATCGAACACCCCGAAGACCTCATCCTCACGGGGGACCTGACAGTTCTGGACCTGCTGCTGCAGGACGGTTACCTCTCAACCAAAATGGACGGCGCTCCTGCCGTTGTATGGGGAACCAACCCCGCGACTGGTAATTTCTTTGTTGGCACCAAAAGTGTCTTCAACAAAGTAAAAATTAAAATCAACGAATCACATGCGGACATTGATGCAAACCATGCGGGTGAGGTTGCAGACATTCTTCACGCTTGTTTTGATTGGTTGCCTAATACAGGCGGTATTTTCCAAGGTGACTTCATCGGATTCGGCGGGCGTGATGAATATAAACCAAACACAATCACATATGTCTTTGATGACGTAATCTATCAAAACATCATCATCGCACCCCATACAGTTTACACAGCAGAGAGTGACCTTAGGGATGCAATCGCACAACCTATGAAGTTCACGATCACCGACACATCTTACTGCAAATTTGTCAAACCCGTTGCCCGTATCTTCACAGGCAATTATGACACCTGTGCTGGTAATTTTGGTGATGTATCCGAACCGATTGAGTTTGCAAAGATGATGGCACAAACTGTAGACTTTGTAGATGATAAGAAAGCAGCAGAGATTAAGAAGAAATTGAATAAGTGTATCAGAGAGAATATCTCCACTGATGACATCGAATTCGACTGTGATTGGAAACTAATTTCATTCTGGAAGTTGGTTAAATCTATCAAGGATGATGCACTCTATCTCTGCCGTAATAACGGACCCCGCTCTTATATTGGAGAGGATGAGATTAGTGCCGAAGGTTATGTCTTCAGCAATGAGTTAGGAACAATCAAGTTGGTTAATCGTGAGCGGTTCAGTTATGCTAACTTCAACAACACTAAGTTTCAACAATCCGTGTGACACCTGGCGAACTGGTCGGGAGGGGGTAGACGACCCCTCCTGATGGACTATGATAAGCACAGCAAACAAACGAACGAACCTCATGACCACTGCAACCGACACCACGTACAACGGTTGGGCAAACTATGAAACCTGGAATGCTGCCCTGTGGATCGGGAACGACGAATTTCTGTACAACACTGCCAAGGCATGCGTGGAGTTCTGCAACGAAGGCGACACCCCTTGGGATAAGTTCGTCCGCTGCATGACTGACGGCATGATCGGTCGCCACCTTGAGAAGACAGGCGACGGCGTTCGCTGGAATGACCCCGCAATCGACGCCGCTGAGATGGTGGAGATGATGACGGATCTCTGAGGGGTTCCCCCCTCCATGCTATAATTTCAACCAAGCGAACCAACCTCATGACCACTGCAACAATCGACGGCGTTCAATTCAAGGTCACCCGCCTGCCCATTGCACACGGTGCAGCGACTAATCGTTGGGCAAACCGAATCAAAGGAGGCAGCAGCAGGGTCCGCACTGGTGCAGGTTCCCGCTCTGTTAACCAGAGCACCAAGGCGACAGCACTGGGTGACGTTCGTTCGTGACAGCAGCAGTTCCCCCGTCTTAAGGGGGTGCCCCCCCTACGGCGCGTGATGCCCCCCGTATATAAAAACGCCTAACTTCCCTAATCTATAAAGTGTTACGAAAGCGAGCTAAAATTACAGGGCACCATAAAAATTTTTTTCGCTATATAAAAACAAGTGCAAGGTTCACATATATGCAAAAAAATCCCGGAGAAAATATTACCACCATAGAAGTCGATCCAGTAACTGGGGACTACCTTACTACAATTCCAGAATGGATCATCAGTGAGTATGGATGGTATGAAGGCACACAGATTAACTTAGAGGTTGATGGAGATGCAATTATCATCACAGAGGTAAAATAGATTCATTGACACTCGCTACATAATATGATATGATACTGACGTAACTACTCTTTCTTATGGCTAAAGGATTTACTGTAAAGGCAAAAACGCCCGTTAAAGAAGCACAGACACCAGAATGGGACTATGAATATGCGAAAGAACTCATTAGAGGCAAGAGCGTAGTCTTCTGTTTACCTGGAAGGGGTGTTTCATATACTTACTTAAAGAATTTCGTTCAACTATGTTTTGATCTTGTACAAGCAGGTGCAAGTATTCAAATCTCACAAGACTACAGTTCCATGGTGAACTTTGCACGATGTAAGTGTTTAGGTGCAAACGTTCTTCGTGGACCAGATCAGAAACCATGGGATGGCAAACTGAAATATGATTATCAGTTGTGGATCGATAGTGATATTGTATTCAATGTAGAAAAGTTCTGGCAACTTGTTCTAATGGAAAAAGATATTGCTGCTGGATGGTATTGTACTGAAGACGGTCAGACTACTTCTGTTGCACACTGGTTGGAAGAAGATGATTTCCGTACCAATGGTGGTGTCATGAATCATGAAACACTTGAGAGTATTGCAAAGCGTCGTAAACCATTCACGGTAGATTACACAGGTTTTGGATGGCTTCTGATTAAAAACGGAGTTTTTGAACACGAAGATATCAAATACCCATGGTTTGCTCCGAAGATGCAAGTCTTTGAATCTGGTGAAGTACAGGATATGTGTGGAGAAGATGTATCATTCTGTCTCGATGCTATCGCAGCAGGTTTTGAGATTTGGTGTGATCCTCGTATCAGAGTTGGGCACGAGAAAACTCGGGTTATCTGATGGCAGATCGCTACACTGTAAAGAGGGATGGTGAGATCCTTTTTGAGAACATGGACGAAATAGAGTACATGGATCTCATGGAGGATCTGGCAAAAGAATACTACAACACTGGTAGTCCCAAAGCAGGGGACATTGAAACTATTATTATTGGAGAAACAGAATCATGGCAAAAGCAAAAACAGGTCTGACGAATACTGATTTCACCGCCGGAAAACCCAAAAAGTCTCGGCAGGGAAATGGGAAAGGAACTAAATTCGCCGCGTCGTCTCGCAATAGTGCTCGGAAACCTTATCGCGGACAGGGGCGTTGAGTAAGAAACAAGAAATACTTACTTATCTTGCTCCAAGTAAAGTATGTAAAGGTGTTGGTGTTTTTGCATATATTGATATACCCAAAGACACTAATATCTTTCCTATTACAAAAGAGGACGAATGGTTATTTGTCCCTTGGTCTGATGTAACAAAACGTGCTAGTAAGAAAATTAAAGAACTTACCTGTGGATCAAATAAAAAAGGATTTTATACTGATGTAGATATCAATCGTTTTGATATTTCATATTATGTAAATCATTCTCGTAAACCAAACGTTTATCATGATTCCGAAACAGGTACATTATATGCAATGCGTAATATCAAACAAGGAAAAGAACTTCTACAATATTATCCACCAAATGAGAGATGGTAAATAATTGAAGTTACACTATAGCAATGTTTTGTCGAATTAAATTAAAAGATACAAACTATCAGGAGGTTTCTAACTACAAACTTCTTGATAGTTCTTTTTATAAGGAGTGTTTTGAGATCTATCGTAAGTATTGTGAATACAAAGAGTTTGATAGTGTTATACCAATCTTCCGTGAAGAGTTTGAACAAAACAACTGTGATATAGTCGGATACTATGATGGTGATAAACTTGTTGCCTTTTCATTAGTTTATCGTTTTGATAGTGTGAATTCTGTCTTTGCCGATCAGTTTGCCTGGGATTATGAGAACCCCAAACTGTATATTGGTAAGAGATCTCTCAAGAATGAATGTGCCATATATAAAAAACTTGGATATGAATATTTTTATCTGGGAGAAGATTCGGATTATAAATCAGAATTGGATGGTTATGAAGTATCGCAATTTTTTAAAGAATGGCAAAACTAATTGCAAACCTACCAACTAAAAAGGTATGGGTTAGAAAAGAATATCTTCGTGATCTTAAGGATGGACACGGAGAATACGTAGAAGGTTTATGGGTATGTGCTAAGTCTATTCAAGGACGTGCATTTTATTTTGAAACCTACCTACCAGAATATGGGGCAATGTTTGATAAACTACCAATATCTGCATTCTTATCACGCCCTGAACCGCCAGATCCTGATATGGACATCTATAACCTACAGTTTTGGAACTGTATGGACTATGATTTTACGGTGATTGAGAAGCAATTTGTTGCACCGATGGAATGGGAAGTACGTACAAGGCACTTTGGTGAGTTAAAAGGTACTTACATCTGTACTCTTGATAACTATCATGGTGATTTCGATCAGATTGATGCATCTGTTAGTGAACTTCCTGACGAACACAAGTCATTTAACCTGATTGAATTGAGGAATGGGCAGTTTTGTCTCTATCCAAACAACAGATGCCGCATCTATGATACCTCAATGACCCCAGATCCAGTCAAAACACCTGATTTTAAGGTATCAACACAGATTTTCCAAACTGAAAATGGTGTTGAATGGGGAAGACTAGGTGATTGTGATGATTATTTCTGGACTACACCTGATGAGAGACAAGAAAAATAGACATATTCGGAGATGGATTAGAGATTTATCTAAAGTTAGACCAGAATTGGGTAATTTCTCTCTTTGTCCCTTTGCTTCAACGGCAAATTTTCTTATTGTCGAGCAAAAATTAGATGAAATTGTTCCATCTCCCGATTACGACGTTACAATTTACGTTGTAGAGGATCATCATGATCCAGATTATCTCTATACTGCAGTTGATAACTACAATTTAAAGTATAAAGACTACAAATTCCTTGCAGATCACAGAAATGAGGACACTTTTGTCAATAAAGTTCAGTCAAATAACGGAAAATACAATCTAGTTCTAGTACAACCAAGAAAAGATCTTCTAGAAGCAAGATTAAAACTTACAAAAACCAATTATTATGATAATTATGATGAAGATTATCTAAAAGATGTACTTGAAGATGATTATGATGCTGTGAAAAGCAAAATAAATAAAAATAAGGGATAGTAACCCCTTTAAAAGTTCTGATTTTAACGAATCGGGAGCTAAAATGGGTAATTCACCTGTTGATAGAGACATTAATTACATGAGAGAGATGTGGGGAACTACAAAACTCGCCACTGATTACATTAATTACTACGAAAATGAAGAAATGAATCCACAAAATGATTTTTTAGATAATTTGGCGAATCAACAGCATCAAAAAATGCTTCGTGAAATTTCAAATGATGATATCACACCTAAAAAGAGAGATACCATCAATCAAGAAGACCTTTATGAAAAAACAGACGATAATACGGAATTATTCTGAATAGGGGTATAAATAAAAACAAGTACAATCTCTAGATCTATCGTGGTTCAAAGGATATCCAGAGCATTTAAGGATATTAGTCTATCATTCGACAAACATCCTGTGACTAATGATGTCCTTGTTCTTAAAAATGAAGATGCAATTAAAAGAAGTGTTCGCAATATTGTGAATACTGTTCCAAGTGAAAGATTTTTTAATCCAATCTTTGGTTCGGATGTAAAAGTTAGTTTATTTGATTTTGTTGATTTTGGTACAGCATCTATTTTAGAAAAACAAATACAAGTTGCTATTGAAAACTACGAACCGAGAATTAATAATCTCTTCGTTGATGTGAATCCTAAACCAGATCAAAATGAATTTGAAATAACTGTTAGTTTTAATATTATCGGTCAAGAGGTTCCTGCACAACAATTTACGTTCATCCTAGAGGCAACCAGATAAAATAATGCCTTTTACTAAGTTTACCAATCTAGATTTTGATCAGATAAAGACATCCATTAAGGATTATCTCCGTGCTAACTCAACGTTCACGGATTTTGATTTTGAGGGATCTAACTTTTCCGTGTTAATTGATACGTTAGCATACAACACGTATATTACGGCATTTAACTCTAATATGGTTGTAAACGAATCCTTCTTGGATTCTTCAACACTGAGAGAAAATGTTGTATCTTTAGCAAGAAATATTGGATATGTTCCAAGATCCAAAACTTCAGCAAAAGCGAATGTATCATTTTCAATTAATACATCAACAACTTCCAATCAAATAATTTTAAAGGCAGGACTTGTTTGTGTAGGTGCGGTAGATAACACTCAGTACACATTTTCTGTTCCTTCTGATATTAGTGCGAATGTAATTAATGGGGTTGCCACATTTGATAGCATTGATGTATTCCAAGGAACATATCTGACTAAAGAATTTGTAGTAGATAATTCTCAAGATCAAAGGTTTATTTTAAGTAATCCAGGTATTGATACATCTACAATTGTTATAACTGTTGGTAGTAAAGAATATAAGCAAGTTGATAATATCGTTACGGTCAATAAAGATTCGGAAATATATTTGATTCAAGAAGTTTCAGATGAAAGATATGAACTGCTTTTTGGTGATGGTATTATTGGTAAAAAATTAGAAACTGATGCTGTAATCAAAGTAAGTTATATTACAACTGACGGTCAGAATGGTAATGGACCAGCATTGTTCTCTTATGCAGGAACAACGACTGATAGTAATGGTTTAATCACAAACCCAACAAATTCAGTAACAGTTACAACAAACGCATCCTCCACCGGAGGGGGCGACATTGAGCAGATAGACTCAATCAAGTACTTTGCACCTAGAGTGTACGCATCGCAGTATCGTGCGGTTACTGCAAGGGACTACGAGGCGATTATACAAAAGATATTCCCAAGTACTGAATCTGTTTCTGTTGTTGGTGGTGAAGAACTTGACCCACCAGAATTTGGTAAGGTTGTGATCAGTATAAAACCAAAAAATGGATTTGCTATCTCCGACTTTGCAAAGACACAGATTCTTAACGATCTAAAACAATACACTATATCTGGCATTAAGCAAGAACTTTCAGATCTAAAACTACTATTTGTAGAGGTTGACTCTGATATCTTTTATGATTCATCTAAAGCAAAAGATGTTCAGTCAATTAGAAGTAATGTTATAACTTCTCTCAATCAACATTCTAAAACTGTTGATATGAATAAATTTGGTGGAAGATTTAAATATAGCAAAATTCTACAAATTATCGATAATGTAGATAATTCAATTACTTCTAACATCACTAGAGTTAGAATGAGAAGGAATTTGAATGCGATTACTAGTACGTTCGCTCAGTATGAAATATGTTATGGAAATAGATTCCATAAGAATCTAGATGGTTATAATGTTAAGAGTACTGGATTTAAAATTGCTGGAGAAACAGATACGGTATATTTTCTAGATGTACCCAATCCTAATGGTGATATTGGTTTGCTTTCTATTGTTAAACCAACCTTAGATCCAGATACATTTGAAGTTGTTAAAAAATCTATTGGTACGGTAGATTATAAGAAAGGTGAAATTATTGTAAATACAATTAATATTGTTGCTACAGATCTACCAGATAATGTCATAGAAATTCAGGCAGTACCAGAATCTAATGATGTTATAGGTTTAAAGGATCTATATCTAATCTTTGATATTTCAAAAAGCAATATAAATATGGTTAGGGATACGATTGCTTCTGGAGAACAGATTTCTGGTGTTAACTTCCCAGTAAGATCTAGTTATTCAAACGGACAAATAACAAGGAAATAATAGAGAGGAGATATGATTACAACTGGTTTTGATGCTAGGGTAAAAGTCCAACAAATTGTTGATAATCAATTACCAGAATTTTTACTATCCGAAAGTCCTAAGGTTGTAGAATTTCTGAAGCAGTACTATGTCTCTCAGGAATTTAGAGGCGGTACGATTGATATTGTCGAAAATTTGGATCAATATCTGAGTCTCAACAATTTAACACCAGATATTTTAAATGACCATGTTGGCATAACATCAGATATTACTGCCTCTGATACCACTGTCAATGTTACCACAACTAATGGTTTTCCTCAGCAGTATGGTCTTTTAAAAATTGATGATGAAATTATTACATATACTGGTATAACGACTAATAGTTTTACTGGATGTGTTCGTGGTTTTAGTGGAATTACATCGTATAGAGATAATCTAAATCCTGAAGAATTAGTATTTACTTCTTCAACTGCTTCATCCCATACTGATGGGTCTAATATTAAAAACCTAAGTTCTTTATTCCTTAAAGAATTTTATCGCAAAATTAAGTATCTTCTTGCACCTGGATTTGAAGATGTTAGTTTTGTTAGTACTTTAGATGTAAATAATTTTATTAAACAAGTTCGTGATTTCTATCAGAGTAAAGGAACTGAAGAAGCTTTTAGAATTCTATTTGCAATCTTATATAATGAAGTACCTAAGATTATTAACCTTGAGGATTTCCTTTTAAAACCATCATTCGCGGAATATATTAGAAGAAGGGTTCTTGTAACTGAAGTTATTGATGGAGATCCTAATAAGTTGATCGGTCAAATGATCAGCAACTTTACAGATACTGCAACTGGACCCGTATCAGAAGTTGAAATCATAACCAGAAATAGAAAGACATTCTATAAAATTCAATTATTCTCCGGATATAATGAAAAAAGTTTAATCGAAGGTACATTCGTCATAACTCCAAAGAGTTTAGTTTCCGATAATGTTTCTATCGGAGCGTCAGTTATTAGTGTAGACAGTACTATTGGATTTGGTCAGACTGGAACCGTTGTTGTTGGTAATGATGAAATTGATTACACCAGTAAGACTGTAAATCAATTCTTTGGATGTACTGGAATAACAAGTGCAATCTCACCTAAAGATTCACTATATTCTAAAACCGATACAATTTATGGATATGAAGATGGGGATCTTTCCAAGAAAGTAACAATGAAAATTTCTGGCGTTATGTCAGATATTGAGAATAAGGATTCCTATAGATTATTGTTTGAAGATGATATTATTGAGGTCAAGAATCTTGGTGAAAGTATTCCAAATAATAATGATAACTATAAACAATTTGCATTTAATACTTGGATATACAACACCAGATCAAGATATGAAATTGAAAGTTTTACAAATAACACATTAACATTATTTGAAACACCAGATAAGTCCAGTTTAAAGGTTGGTGATTCTACTGATATTTTAGATAAGAATGCAGAAAACATTGTTGTCTCTGATGCTGAAGTTACTGCAATATCTGATAAAACAGTTACCTTAGATAAAAATGTTACAGTTGCTTCGACTAGAGAATTAAGTATAAGAAAGAGATATGAATATGCAAATTCAACTGGAGCTCAGTTAGATAGCGATAGAATTCAAGCAAACGTACAGAATACTTACAATCAAAATAACGAGAGTATGTACGTTGCTTCAAACTCTCTTCCAGATTATACGATTGACAAAAATATTTCCAGTTCATCAATTTCAATTGATTCATCAACCAATTTAGATACAATATATCAAGGATTTGTTTCAACAACCGGAAAATATTCAATCATATCTTTTGATACTGATGTTCCTTTTATTACTGGAGACGAAATAATTTACAGTGGAAGTGGTGATCCAATTGTTGGACTGGAAACTGGTAGAAACTATTATGTTGAGGTTGTTAAAGACACTAATCCAGCAAGGACTAATAGAATAAAACTTTATAATGCCAGATCTTTTATTGGAACTATACAGACAGTACAATTTGATAAAACTGCATTTAATACTGCAACTTCTCATGTATTCACATTAAGACAGCAATATGGAAAATCCCTAAAACAAAAAAATTCTTTAACTAAAATACCCTTAATACCAAATATTCAATCGGGAACTGATACTCAAACAGAAACTGGACAGGTTGGTATATTAATTAATGGTGTTGAAGTCCATAGTTATAAATCTGATGATAGAGTATATTATGGACCTATAGAAGATATTAAAGTTTTAAATGGTGGTGTTGATTATGATGTAATTAATCCACCTTTCATTGAAATTTCTGCACCTTCTGTTGGAACAGGAATAACTGCAAAGGCACAAGCAGTTGTTAGTGGTAGTGTTAAAGAAATAA